AAGCCCGATAATCCCCATGTTAACTGAATACGTAAACAGCTTCGTCAAGTTAGGAATTGGAGCGGCCTTCGAGCCTAGACTTGGAGATGGTCGGTTCACAATGGTAAACAAGACAAGAGCTATCGTCGACATGAAAGGAATGAAGTATTCGTGTGGATTAGAATTGGCATCAAACTTCCAGATAACCGGTGCCAAATATAGGATTTCAAACCCGACTCCCAAATCAAACTTTTACGGTTACAATAAACGGTATATTGATGAAGATGGTGTCTATGACCCGTTGAGAGCCATTGACGAGTATTCAAGAACAGTGCCGGGTATGAGACTAGGTAGAGACGAACTTAAGGCGCTCGCTAGTACGGACAATTTAGTTGATAGTCAGGAAGCGTTTATTTATAACATGTTGGTGTCTTGGTTCAAAGCTAAACTTTATAAAGATATGTCTGGTAGTAACGGAAAGTTTACAGTTCAACATTCTTCATTCAAAGATTCTCACGTGGGTTTTTCTATGTATGGTGAATACGGTGATCGGTCAGTGGATGTAAATCTGGGGCCACCTAGGGCTGATGAGGATTTTTCGTACTCTGTTGAATACCGTGACTCAACTAATTTTTGGACAAGACCTTATGTTATAAAGTATTCTAGCAACAGTGTCGATCAGACCTCGTTTTACATAGCCCATGCTGCTGGGTCGGATGGAAATTCAGGATTATCTGCTGACATTCCAATCGCACCTTTAGACTTCGATGAGTTACTATTTGATCCTATAGGTTTAAGTCCTTCTGCAGCGATTAAGCTACACGGTGATTACTGGCAAAAACCTAACGTTATATGGTTATGGATAATGGATTATGTCAGACTAAACAGGGTGGAACAAGAGTTTGCTTCAGCGCTAGAGCTTCTAGGTACGCTTGCAACCCAGCCAATGCCATCATACCATGAAAGTATTCTCTGGTCGAAAGCTTTAACTAATGTGAACTTGTCAAAGTTCTCACCAACAAGGGCCAGAATACCTAGCAATCTAGTAGGTGAACCTAATGTACACGATCTTAATGCTTCAACCTTTACATTTGATGAGTCTAAAAGTCCGAGTAATTTTGTATCTGTATCTTCCATTCTTAACTACGCGTTCTGGTTAGGTATATACGGCATGGTTTCCAATTTTTCTGAAGACTGTGCAGATTGGACCGACGCCTTTGTATCAACAGACGCCGAGCTGGGGATTTTGAATACCGTACCAGCCAGAGCAGCAATGATAAGTTTGGTAACCGGTAAAGAAACCAACAGCTGCTTCACAGACAACTGTCACGTCACTTTTGACTTATCTGGCATGTATGGCATCAAACAGATGATAGTCAGTGAAGTGTTAGACAAACAGCACACAGGTACAGTGTATTTTGATGCTGTACCTCAGTTTGTGTCTGGCTCGCTATTGCTAGGTGCTGTAAGTTCCGATTATCCTGTTCTACACCACCTGCACCCTCAGCAAACTTTTTCATCGGATAGAAATGGATTAGTAACGCCCGAAGATGCAGCTAAAATGGCAAATACATACAGGTTGTTTGGTCACCACTTGAATGTCGAGCATTTCAGGTCAGGGGAGCTCTATCCCACTTATGCAAATTCTGAGGATTCAGTCATTGCGGTATATGAACTATTCGGCAGGTCTAGGACTTTCGACATTATGCGTGTTACCAGTTCGACGATTAGACCAGGTAGGTCTTCTGATTTGCCGGATGCAGCGCACATAGCCCAGTATGGTGAATGTCACGTTTCGTTTGACCAGCCCGTTATAGAGGTGTCGGCCTGGCGCAGAAGGAAGTTAGTGCATAGACCGGTAATGGTGGTAGACTCCCGTAGGGTCGCCACGAAGTTTCACGTCGGGGCAACGTCAGGATTCGAAAAGACAAGGTTTGTTTCTTACAATCGCACAGGTACTAGGAGACAGGATTTTCACGAGGCACAACCGGAGGTAATGCCCGCAGTACCCATAGTGAGGGGAACGGCTGCCCACACAATACCACTGGAAACGGACCAGGAAACAGGCCCTGCAGAAGATGTCGAATAGAAAATCATTCTGAGGGGTACTTACCTATCGAAGAAAACGCTTTTGTTACTACTTACAGGGATACTACAGATGTTGATTCTATTGAAGCTATATCTGTAATTAAAAATCAACGAAAAGGAATGCGGTTACAATTTAGGATGCGCAATGGTAATGTACCAATGTGCATTTCGAGAAAAGATAACGGCGGCAAGGTTACATTCGAAGCTGTCGAATTTAAAAACGCAACACACATATTGGTCGGCACAGATTCATGTCCGACTTCAGATTCGGAATGCAATTTTATACTGCATGGAGTTTTGATTAAAGGAGTGAGATTAAGTGGTTCCGCTTTATCTTACAGGTATGCACTGGTAGATCAATACCTCTTGACCAGAAGGAAGGAAGTGATATCTATAATGACGAGGCATTTTAACGGGCTGTACGAATCGATAGATATATCGCAGCCTCTGAATCTGGCACCGTTGTTTAGGGATAGGTATCCAGACAGAGATAAAAACCCTAGGATGGATGCATTTACACTGTCTAAATTGTCAAGTACAAAGATAACAGCACAACATCATTTGCACTTTACGGTAGACGAAGTAACGAGGGTATTGGGAAGTAACAGAACGCTAACTTCTCCAGCAACAAGGTTGCCAAAAGATGTCACACTGAGTATGGCAGCCGGGGTTATGTTATGGTTTGATACTCTCGACGAAGAAATGAAACTATTAGTGGATGGAACGGGGCTGTTCAAAACTCATTCGATCAAGGAGTTCAAAATAGTGGCTAAGAGTATCTCGGTAGAAGCTAAGTCACTGCAGAACATTGTAGAGAAGGATTTAAGGAGCATATTCGAGATAGACACCTTAATCAATAGGATAGACGGCGAAGTAGATTGGGCGGAAGAAAAGGATCATAGAGTCAATCCCAATGTTACGAAGTTTGACTACGAAACAGTGTATCAAGCAGCGGCCGCAATATTTCTCTCAGCGTCTGCATGCGGCAGGAAGCCAATTAAAATGAAGTGGGATAAATATTGGAACTCCAGGTGGCAATGGAGCGCAGCAGGCAGTGTACATTCACAATACGCAGAAGATGAAAAGTATGTGATAAGAACAGATCGCAATCTCAAAAACAAGTTTATAGCCATTTCGAACATGCCGGGATATAGTAAAGACCACTTCCTAGGCAGGCCACCACAACTTCACGCGTGGTCATCAGTCAAATATGAATGGGGAAAGTTGAGGGCAATCTACGGAACCGATATAACTAGTTACATAATATCGAATTTTGCCTTTTACAATTGTGAGAATGTTTTGCCGCGACGCTTCCCGGC